GGCCGCATGCTCCAGAGCATCCTGACCGCCCCGGCGCTGTTCGCCATCCATCAGCGCTTCGGCGGCGAGGTCTTCCGCCGCTCGAGCGTCTTCCACGACCTTAAGCGCTTCCTCGAGCAGTGCGAGGTGCGCGGCGACACGTGCCTGGAGATCGGCACCTGGAATGGCATCACCGCCGTGATCCTGTCGCGCCTGTTCCGGCGCGTGGTGTCGATGGATATCTTCCACAACCCGGTGCGCCACGAGATCATGGCGCACCTGGGCATCAGGAACGTGGAGTTCGTGGACCTCGAGGACAACGAGCACAAGCAGCGTCTCGTTCGCCAGCTCGACTTCGACTTCGCCTACCTCGACGGCAACCACGCGGACGACACGGAGCTCGACTGGAGCCTCACGAATCGCTGCGGCCGTGTCCTGTTCCAGGAGTGCTTGCCGATGCAACCGCCGGTGCACAACTTGGTGCGAAAGCTGCCGCCTGACGAGGTGGTCTATGGCGGCATCGGTCTGGCTCTCTGGAGGCGCTCATCGTGATCTTCGACTACAGGAATCGGCTGTACCCGGAGTACCTGCGCAACGGCAATGCCTGCAGGTTCATCGTGCCCATCGCGCAGCAGTTCTGTGTCGGCGAGGGCGTGGACGTCGGCGCGGGCAAGTGGCCGTTTCCCGGGGCCACGCCGGTCGACGTGGGGCCGGAATACTCCGCCATGGCTCTGCCCCCTGGCCCGTTCGACTACGTCTTCTCGAGCCATTGCCTCGAGCACCTGCATAACCCGATCGCCGCGCTCGAGCACTGGCGCTCGCGCCTGAAGCCGACCGGCGTGCTGTTCCTGTACCTGCCTCATCCGGACATGGAGTACTGGCTCCCGCAGAACTGCCGGAAGCACCTGCACTCATGGTCGCCTGGTCAGATGCGTCGCATCCTGGTCGACCTCGGGTTCGCCGACGTGCTGGCCAGCGAGCGCGACCTGGCGTGGTCGTTTTCCGTGGTGGCCTTCAATCACTCGCTGCTGCCCGGGAGGTACGCATGAGCGCGATGCGCGACAAGATCGTTGCCCTGCATGGCCAGCACGCGCTGAAGCGATCCATTCTCAGCATCCGCGAGGGCGGCGGCGTGATGGAGCACTTCCTCTCCGGCAAGGGCGTGCGCACCGCGCTCGAGATCGGCACGTACCGCGGCGTGGGCGCGGCGGAGATCTCGCAGTTCGTGGACCGGGTCATCACCGTCGACCTGCACCACGGCCGGATCGAGCAGCTCGGCGAGAAGTGGGACCGTCAGGCTTTCTGGAGCTCTCTGGGCATCGAGAACATCGAGCTCCGCCTGGTGCGAGACGACGCCGAGAAGGCCGCTCTGATCGCGGGCCTGGACTTCGACTTCGCCTTCGTGGACGGGGCGCACGACCAGCGCGTGCGCGACGACTTCGAACTGGTCAAGCGCTGCGGCCGCGTCCTGTTCCACGACGTCGACAGCCGTGGCAAGCCGGAGCTGGACCACGTCTACAACTTCGTGATGTCGCTGCCGCGCGCGCAGCTCCAGTTCATGGACATCTTCGCCCTATGGACCGCTTCATCGCATCCTGGCCAGCCGTAGCCGACGGCGACCTCATGCTGTGCCGCGAGCACGGCGTGGCCTACCAAGCCGACCAGTCGCAGATGGTCGACTACGGAGAGGAGTACTTCGAGAAGTGCCGCGGCTACGAGGGGCAGGCGATCGCGGAGCGGATCAACGCCGGCCGCATCGCCTTCGTGCTTCGGCACTTCGGTCCTGGCAGGGTGCTCGACGTGGGCGTGGGCTCCGGCGAGTTCATCAAGCGGCGGCCGCACACTTTCGGGGTCGACGTGAACCCGGCCGCGGTGCGCTGGCTGAAGGAGTCCGGCCGGTGGGCCGACAACCTGGACTGTTTCGGCGCCTATACTTTCTGGGACGTGCTCGAGCACGTGCCCGAGCCGGAGACGTACCTGCGCCACGTCTACCTTCGGTCCTTTCTGTTCCTGTCGATGCCGATCATGCAGTCGCTGGACCGCGTCCGCGAGTCCAAGCACTACCGGCCTGGCGAGCACCTGTACTACTGGACCGAGCAGGGTCTGGTGGAGTGGATGGCGTGGCATGGGTTCGTGCTGCTCGAGGCGTGCGGCTTCGAGTCCGAGGCCGGGCGAGAGAGCATCCGGTCGTTTGCGTTCAGGAGGATCAAGTGGCCGACTACTCCGGCGTTCTCGAGCTGAAGGGCCTGGACGGCGTCCTGCGCACGCTGCAGGAGCTGCCGCCCGAGGTGGTCAGCAAGGCCGGCGGCCCGGTCAAGCGGGCGCTGCGGAAGGGCGCGCTGGTGCTGCTGCAGGAGGCCGCCCTCAACCTGGCGCGCGCCACCGACAACCTCAGCACCGACGACCAGGAGAACACCGGGCTTCTGCTCTCCGCGCTGGTCGCCACCCGCGGCAAGGCGCCGACCGGAGGCAATGGCGAGCGCTACCTCGTGCGGGTGAAGCGTCTCACCTACCAGCGTCCGGGACCGGCGACCACCACGCTGGCGTCTGCCAACCTCCTGGAGTACGGGTCGGAGAAGCAGCCTGCCGAGCCCTGGCTCCGGCCCGCCTTCGCCGCCAAGGCGCAGCTGGCCATCCAGACCGTCGAGACCGAGCTGGTCAAGGACATTGACCGGGTCGTGCGCAAGCTGGCCCGCCAGAACGGAGTCCGCTGATGTTTCCGCCCATCTTCACCACCCTGCAGGACTCTGGCACCGTGCGCGCCATCTTCGGTGCCCGGCCGCGCGTCTACCGGCACGGCGAGGCGCCGCAGCTCCCCTCGCCCAAGGCCGGCGGCAACGTGCCGGAGGTGAAGCCCTACGCCACCTGGCTCCTGGTGTCGGCGGTGCCGGAAAACAACTTGAGCAGCACTCCGAGCCACGACCGCGACGGGGTGCAGATCGACGTCTATGCCCGGGGCGACCAGGAGTGCGTCACCGCCGCCCAGGCGGTGCGCGACCAGATGGAGACCGTCACCCACATGACCGCCTTGCGCGGACTGACCCGGGACGTGGATACTCGCCTGTACCGGATCTCCATGGACTTCGACTTCTGGCTCGCGCGCGAAGCCTGACCGATCCCGCCTTCCCCACCTGGCCGCCGTCGCGCGGCTCCTACCTCGAAAGGTTCCCACCATGACCGTCGGCACCGTGAAAACCCAAGGCACCGAGCTCTACTTCGTGGATGCCTCGGTTACCGCTTCCCAGCCCGACCTGATCAAGCTGGCTTGCCCCACCGGCATCCAGGGTCTGGGCGGCGCGAAGGACCAGATCGAGATCACCTGCCTCGACACCGTTGGCGACAAGGAGTACGCCGGTGGCCTCGGCAACCCGGGCAGCGTCTCCGTCCCGTTCAACTTCATCCCGCGCGAGTTCTCGCACCAGAACCTCCTGGAGCTGAAGCGCGCCGGCGAAACCCTCAAGTGGATCGCGTGCCTCTCCGAGAGCAACGAGGCCCCCACCGTCGACAGCGACGGCATCATCGTGGCGCCGACCACCCGTTCCTCGTTCCAGTTCGACGCCTACATCGCCGACGTGAACTTCGACGTGGCGACCAACGAGATCGTCCGCGGCACGCTCACGCTGCAGCGCTCCGGCGACGTCACCCTGTTCGCCTACACGCCGGCCTGATCGGGGGTCGCATGGACGACTCCCTGTTCGTCTCCGCGGAGATCGCGGAGAAGACGATCCGCCTGTCGGACGGTTCGAAGCATGTGTTCCACTTCCGGCACCTCGACAACGTGGCGTGGGAGGTCTACGCCGCCCAGGTCAACTCCGCATCCCCGGAGGTGGCCGGCTCCGCCGCGGCGCGTCTGCTCTCGCAAGGTCTGGTGACGGCGTCTGGCGAGCAGGCGCTTCCCTACGAGCGCGTCGTGCTGCTGCGGCGGCCTGTCTTCCGCGCGATGTTCTCCGCGCTGCTCGAGGTGAACACGTACGGCGCGCAGGTCGTCGCATCGGAGACAAAAAGCTCCGAGCCAGGGGCGAGCACTGGCTCTGGTTCACCCTCGCGCTCGCGCTCGGCGGCCGGTCGGTCGCGGAATGGAAAAGGACGATAAGCCGCAGGGAGTTCATCGCCTGGCGGGAGTACTACCGGCTGTTCCCGTTCGATGATCTGCACCGGTACCACCGGCCGGCGGCGCTGGTCGCGCACTCTGCATCCGGGCCTGGCCAGACGCCTGACCTGCTGCAGAAGCGCATAGACTGGCTGGCGCCGGATCCGGCAACGGCGCACCTGAACAGCGCCGACCTGTCGACGTTTGAGGCGTTCGGTTTCACGCCGCCTGGCAAGGGGTAACGCATGGCCGAGTTCTACGTCTACGTGCATCGTCGCCCCGATTCCGGGGCAGCGTTCTACGTTGGCAAGGGCCGCGGCGATCGTGCTCATCGCGCCACGAGCCGGAACCCGCACTGGCGCGCCATCGTTGCAAAGCACGGCGGCCCAGCAGTTGAGATCGTCGCGCATGGCGTCACCGAGGAGTTCGCTCTGCTCGCTGAAATCGAGCTGATCGACCTACTGCGACGGCGTGGCGTCCGGTTGGCTAACCTGACGGATGGCGGTGAGGGCGTCTCTGGGTTCACGCGCAAGCAATCACCCGAGGAAATCGCGCGGCGCGCTGCCGCAAACACCGGGCGCAAGCGTACGCCAGAGCAATGCGCACGCATCGCTGCCGCTAAGGCTGGCCATGGTGTAGGACGTCATCATTCCGCTGAAACCAGGGAGAAAATGTCCGCAAAGCATCTCGGTCACCACAGGTCGCTGGACATGCTCCGTGGCCGAAGACGACCAGAGCACGTGATAGAAGCGCTGCGCGCCGCAAATGATGAGCGCTTCGCAGAGCGGCGCACTAAGCTGGTCGAAGCGATCAGGAAATGGCCCGAGGCCACGCTGCGCGAGTTGTGCGATGCGAGTGGCTGTGGCCGTGAGATGGCGGCGCTGTACAAGCGGCGAATTTCCACTGGAGATCTCTGATGGCGGCCGGGTCGATAGTCATAGATTTATTGATGCGCACCGGCAGCTTCGTGACCGACACGCAGCGGGCCGCGAAGCAGCTGAAGCTGTTCCAGAAGGACGTCGTCTCCACCGCTTCGTCCATCAAGGGCCAGCTCGTGGGCGCTCTGGCGGCCGCTGGCGTGGCGCTCTCGTTCGACGCTCTGGTGGAGGGCGCGGCCAAGTTCAAGGACCTTGAAGAGGAAACCGGCGCCACCGCCGAGGACCTCGCGTCGCTCACCCAGATCGCGGGCATCGCCGGCGTCGAGATCGAGGCGATCGCCGCGGCGTCGCTGAAGCTCACCAAGAACCTGTCCGGGGTGGACGACGAGTCCAAGGCCGCCGGCGCCGCTCTCGCGGCTCTGGGCATCCCGATCGAGGAGTTCAAGCGGCTTGACCCGGTCGCGCGCGTCGACGCGCTGGCCAAGGCGTTTAACTCGTTCGCCGATGGCCCGGAGAAGTCCGCCACCGCGCTGGCGCTGTTCGGCAAGGCCGGCGCGGAGCAGCTGCGGGTGTTCAAGGCCTACGAGGAGGCCGGTGGCCGGCAGGTGATCCTCACGCAGCAGCAGATCGAGCTGGCCGACGCCTACAAGGACCGCCAGGGCAAGCTCACGGCGACGCTCAAGGCCTACGGTTCCGTGGCCGCCACCGAGATCTTGCCGGCGCTGAACGATCTGGCCAGCGTTGCCAAGGAGCTGGTCGCCGAGTTCGTGGGCGTCGACTCCGCGGGTAAGAAGCTCGCCGGCGAGTCGCCGGTGGCGGAGTTCGCCAAGTCAGCGGCGGACGTCTTCGCGTTCCTGGCGGACTCCGTGCAGGGCGTGGGCCGGGTGGTGCAGTCGCTCGGCGTCTACTTCGGCTTAGCTGGTGCCGCGGCGGCAGCGGTGCTGTCCGGCGAGTTCCAGCAGGCCCGCACCATCGCGGAGGAGGCCCGCCAGGACATCGACAAGGTGCTCTCCGCGGAGCTGTTCTCCCAGCGGCTGGCGCGGCTTCGCGCCGCCGCTGCGGTGGCGGCCACGCCGGACCCGAACCAATCGGGTGCCGAGACTGCGCGCCTGGCGCGCCGGCCGCGGCTCGAGTTCGACGGCGCCGTGGGCAAGCCGAAGAAGGGCGGCGCCGCGGCGCAGAGCGAGGCGCAGAAGTACCTGGAGACGCTGCAGAAGGCCGGCGAGCAGACGCTGAAGCTGACCGACTACGAGAAGGCGCTTAACGACGTGCAAGCAAAGCGGCTCACCGGCCTCACGCCGAAGCTGCAGGCGGCCATCCTGGCGCAGGCTCAGGCCAACGACCAAGCGCGCATTGCGATCTCGCTGCGCGACGCCGAGGTGGCGGGCCTGGCCGCGCGCTCCAAGGCCGAGATCGACAACCTGGACGCGCTCACGAAGGGCAACGAAGAGCTGCGGAAGGAGATCGCGCTCATCGGGCTGGACGAGCTGGGCATCCTCGGTGTGGAGCGGGCCCGCATCAGCTCGCTGCGTGCGCTGAAGGAGGAGGAGCTGGCGCGCCGTGCGGCCAACGGTGCCGCCGACGAAACCCTGCAGGTGCTCGAGGCGGAGATCGTGGCGCTGCGCGAGCGCGAGCGGCTGATCGGCGAGAAGATCGGCCGAGGCATCGAGACCCGCAACGAGGAGGCGGTGTCCAAGGCCGGTGACAAGGCGTCGACCGCGCTGGCCGACTCCATCGAGGCCGGCATCCTGGACGGGTACCGCAAGGGGTCCGACCTGACGGAGATCTTCCTGCAGGAGCTGAAGGCGCAGTTCGCCAAGACCATCCTGCGTCCGCTCATCCAGCCGGTGGCCGACGCCGGCAACAGCCTGATTGCGGACCTCATCAGCGGCGCGGTGTCGGCGTTCTCTGGCGGTGGCGTGGGCATCACCACCGGCGACTCGCCGTTGTCTGCCACCGGCGACCTGATCCGCGGCCGCCGGGCCGGTGGTGGCGACGCGCACCGCAACGTGGGCGGTGCGCTCCTGGTCGGCGAGAACGGTCCCGAGCTGTTCCGGCCGTCGACCAGCGGCCGCGTGCTCCCGAACAGCATGCTCACCGGCGGGCAGCAACCGCGCACGGTCATCGAGAACCACGGCGCGCGGATCCAGGAGCAGCGCCAGTCGAATGGCGACGTGCGGTTCATCGTGGACGCCGCGGTGCGCGAGGTCGACCGCCGGATCTCGTCTCGCACAGGCTCGACGGCGGTGGCTCTGAAGTCCGCCGGGCTGTCGCTGAATCGCGGCCTGGCGCGCCGCGGCGGAGCCTGACGTGGCCCTGCCGACCATCATCGCTCCGCCCGAGGCGCCGGTGTTCCTGGCGGACGGGCACGAGATCGAGGAGCTCTCGCGCTACGCGCAGGTGCCGATGCAGACCGGGCACAGCCGGCCGCGTGCGCGCCGCAGCCAGCCGGAGCGCATGGTCGACGTGTCCTGGTTCCTCGAGGCGGCTTCGATGCTGGCGGTCTACGAGTGGTACGAGGGCACGCTGGAGGCCGGCACGCGGCTGTTCGCTGCGCGGGTTGCCACACAGGGCCCTGGCCCGATCTCCGGCGTCTGGCCGAGCCTGTCCTGGTGGACTGCGCGCTGGGTGCAGTTCCAGACCGAGATGCTGCACTACGGTCGCGGGCGCGTCTACGGCCGGCTCTACCTGATCGAGGGGCCGTACGAGACGGGGCCCGACCTCAGCTCGCTGGCCATGGAGATCCGTGCGCCGCTGCTCGGGTCCGCGACGCCGACGATCCCTGCCGAGCTGGCCATGGAGATCGACGCCGCGCTCGATGGCTTCGTGGACGAGACCTCCTGAAATGGCTACCGACTACCCCGTCGCGCTCCCCTGTCCGCAGACCGAGCTGGTCACGCCGTTCGAACGTGGGCAGGCATCGGACAAGGAGCGGCCGCGAGAGGCGCGCGCCCTGTCGCGCGATCGGCTGGCGCTGGTGCGCGCGACCTGGCCGCCGCTCTCGCCGGCGGACGCTGCAACCTTCTACCAATGGTGGAGTGCCGACATCTACCAGGGCGGCGCGTGGTTCAACGCGACGTGGCCGCTACCGCAGGGCAAGGTGGGCGCGGTGTTCCGCTTCATCGAGCAGCCACGCTGGCGTTTCGTGCCGGGTGGGCGCTGGAGGATCGAGGGCCTGCTCGAGCAGCGCGGCCGCGGCGAGCCTGTCATCGACGGCGCAGCGACAAGCTCGCGGGAGATCGCCTGGTTCGACCCGATCAATGATCCGGTGTTCGGTGCGCTTCTGCACTCCAACTCCGGCACAGGTGTTTGCGACAGCTTCGCGCCGAGTCCGGTCCTCACGCTGTTTGCTGGCCTGATCGGCTGGACCAGCGAGACGATCGTCTGGTCGCTCATCTGGACCTCGGTCGAGGATGCTTCGCCGATCATCTCTTTCTCGGCAGACAATTACGTGCAGATCGATTGGGTGGCGGTGGATGGCTCGACCTTCCCTGTCAGCCCGGCCTCGATCGGCGAGCTCATCGTGACGGCAACCGTCGACGGCACGCCAATCGCTGTCGGCCAGCGGCTGGTCGCGGTGACGACTCCGCCGACGGTCGACTACCCCGACATCGCGTGGGGGCCGGAATGAACGTGACCGCGCTGACCGTCTCCCGCGCACCGGTGCGGCGCTCCTGGACCGGTCTGGAGCACCGCAATCTTGCCGGGCGCATCTTCGGTCGGGCGGCCGACGTCCAGGCAGCGTGGTTCGATGCGATCGCGCTGGTCGACACGCCGCACTTCTTTTTCGTGGACGACGACGACGAGCTGCCGCCCGACTACCTCAGCGTGCTCTCGCGCTGCCTCGAGGCGGGATCCGCGATCGCCTACACCGACGAGCAGGTCGGGCCGGCTCGCCGGCACCGCGCACCCTACTCGCAGGCCGCGCACCTGAAGGACCCGGCGCTGGTCCACCACCTGGTGCTGTGTGAAACCGCCGCGGCGCGCGCTGCAGTGGCCGCGCTGCCTCGAGGCGACTTCTGGCCCGAGATGCTCCTGTACTGGCACATGGCCGCTGCGGGCGGTGCCACTCACGTGCCGGAGGTCGGATACTTGTGGCATCGTCGCGCCACCGGCCTGCACGCGCAGTGGTTCACCGTCCGCGGCATGCACAACGCGCGCGCCTGGTGCGCGCAGAATCGTTCCGCGGGGACTCCATGAGCAATCTCACCAACTACGCCGAGAACAAGCTCGCCGACATGGTCCGTGGGCAGGGCTTCTCGCTTGCGGCCGACTGGACCGTGCACCTGCTGACCGCGGTGTCCGACTCCGCGCACACCAAGGTGACGGGCACCGGCTACGCTGGCCAGACTTCCACGCGCAGCCTGGCCGAGTGGGCAGGGACTCAGGGTGCCGCGACAACGCTGGCGAGCTCGGGGACCTCTCATCGCACTTCGAACAACAGCCTCATCGACTTCGGTGTCGGCGGCGCTGGTGGCTGGAGCGGCCCGGCGATCGCGGTGGGTCTGTTTGACGGCACCGAGCTGTTCGCGTGGGCTGACATGGATCCGCGGACCATCGCTGAAGGCGAGCCGATCTCGTTTGACCCCGGCACGATCATCTTCGACCTGGGCGTCGCCGGCGGGATGTCGAACTACCTGTCCAATCGCCTGATCGACCAGATCTGGCGCGCGCAGGCCTACGCGTGGCCAAACAATGTCTACGCCGCCTACACCACCACGACCCCGAGCAACGCCGCGGGCGGCCTCGAGCCGGGTGTCGGCGGCTATGCGCGACAGGTCATTCCGTCGTCGCTCTCCGGCTGGACGCCAACGCAGGGCGGCCTGGTCACCGACGCCAGCAGCGGGACGGGCGGGCGCATCGGCAATCAGGCGGCGGTGACGTTCCCTGCGCCGACGGCGAACCAGGGCGTGGCGACGCATGGCGAGATCCTCGACGCGGCCAGCGGCGGCAACCTGCTTTTCTGGCGCGCTCTCGCCGCGGCAAAGACGATTGCGGCCGGCGGCGCAGCTCCGGTGTTCGCTTCCGACGGCATCGGCATCACCTGGGCCTGACCGATGCCAGCCATCATCCGCAAAGGCGTGACCCTGGCCGAGGCGCTGCAGGAGGCGGCCGCTGTCGCTCCGATCTATCGGCAGATGCTGTACGCCTACGAGCTCTGGCACCCAACCCTGGCGGCGCCGGTCTACTTCGTGAACGACAACGACGTCCTGGCCGCCTTCATTGAAGCCACTGCCGATCGCAACCCGTCGACCGAAGTGGAGTTCCTGTCGTGCGTCATGAGCGTCACGCGGCCGGAGGAGTCCGACCAACCGGAGGCCCCCAAGATCAGCATGTCGCGGCCGGACCTCGCCGGCATGATGCGGCCGCTCCTGGACGTGGCGCGCGGCTCGCTGTTCCCCTGGGTGATCATCGAGCGGGTCTATGCAAGCGACGACCTCTCCGCGCCGGCGCTGCTGCCGCCGCTCGAGGTGGAGCTGACGTCGATCGACATGGTCGGCTCCGCGCTGCAGATCGCGGCTCAGCTGGACGACGACGGGACGCTGGCCGTGCCGGCGATCACGTTTCGTCGCGCTGAATACCCGGGACTGCAGCGATGAGCGGTTGGGTCGCAGCCTACGTGGGCTTGCCGCACGCGCGCGATCCGCACGGCGACGGGCCGGATGCGTTCTCTTGCTGGGGCCTGGTTCGACACGTCTTCCGCGAGGTGCACGGCATCGTCTTCCAGCGCGTGGCTGTTTCGGAGACCGCTCCGAGCTCTCCGCAGAACGCTCGGGCGATCCTCGCGTGCGCGCGCTCCGCCTGCATGCACCGGATGCCCGATGGCACATTCCCGGCAGACGGCGATATCGTGGTGATGCGCTCCCTGGTCCGTCTCCACTGCGGCCTGGTGGTGCGCGCCAATGGCGGGCTCCGCGTGCTCCACTCATCGCACGAGGCCGGCGTGGTGCTCGAATACTGGCGCGAGGCCACCGCGGGCATGGCCGCCGAACTGTGGAGGCGTGAGTGAACCTGCAACCCGTCAGCGGCTTCGCGCCGGTTCCACTTGCTCAGCTCAAGGCCAGCGACATGGCGCCGGTTCCCGTCGGCGTGCCGATCTCGACGCTGGCGCCGAAGTCCAGCGGCATCCTGGTGTGCCGCGTCAACGGCGAGTGGCTGCTGCGCGAGTCCTGGGAAAGCCTCACGCAGCCGGGCGACGTGATCGAGTGGCACGATGTGCCCCAGGATCGGGACACTCTGCGCGGGGTGCTCCAGGTCGCGGTGGCGATCGCGGGCAGCTTCATCGGAGGCATCCCCGGTTTCCTGTTCGCGCTGGCGGGTTCTACCGCGATCAACATCCTGCTGCCGCCGGTCGGGCCCGAGGCGGTGCCGCGGCCCCAGGCGACCGGCGATGCGTTCTCCACCAGCGTGGCCGGCAACGAGGCCCGGCTCGACCAGCCGATCTGGAAAATCTGCGGCCAGCGCGAGATCACGCCGCCATACGCGTGCCAGCCCTACTTCGAATACCGGCCGCGCGCCGGCGACTCCGATGCGGACCCGGAGCTGGACAACGACCAGTACTTTCTGGCGCTGTTCGCCGTGGGCATCGGCGACCACGACGTTGTGGCCAAGATCGGGAACACGCCGATTACCCGCTTCGCCGACGTGGTGCGCGCCACCTACCTGCCGCCGGGCACGCAGCCGACCGAGGTGCTGGCAAACGTGACCACCGCGGTGGAGGTGTCATCGGCGACGCTGGAGTCCGGGCGCTTCGTCGGCGGCTACGCGAGATGCGCTGCCCGGCGAACCTGCAGCGCGATCGGCGTCGACGTCTCCGCGGTGCGCGGCCTCGGCAAGACCGCCGCGCTGACCGTCACCTGGCGGGTGGAGTACCGCGAGATAAACGACTTCGGGCAGGTGCTCGGTCCCTGGACCACGCTGGCCAACGAGACGCGCACCGCATTCACCGCGACGCCGCAGCGCTGGTCGGAGCGCTACGAGCTCCCGTCCGCCGCGCGCGTGGAGGTCCGACTGGTGCGGACCGACGTGCAGGACACCGACCCGTCCGCGCTGCACGAGCTGGCCTGGATCGGACTGCGCGCGTACCTGGCCGAGCCGGCGCGGCTCAATCCGGAAGCGGCGCACTTCGAGGTGGTCATGCGGGCCTCGAGCCAGCTGTCGCAATCCGCCAGCCGGGACCTCCGCCTGATCTGTCAGGCCTACTGCCGGACGCTGGCGGCGGACCTGACCTGGAATGCCGAAGTGCACACCCGCAATTGGGTGTGGTGGGTGCTCGACCTGCTGACCTCCCCGACCTGGGGCATGGACAAGCCGGACTCTCGCATCGACCTGCAATCGTTCTACGACCTGGCGGTGCAGGCCGACGCGCGCCAGGATCGGTTCGACTACGTCTTCGACAGCACGCTCAATGGGTGGGACGCGGCGCAGCTCATCGCGCGCGCCGGGCGGTCGCGGATCTTCCGGCGCAACGGGTTGATCAGCATCGCGCGCGATGAGTTCGTGGATGCTCCGGTCACCGCCTTCACGCCGCGCAACTGCCAGCCTGGCATCTCCATCTCCGAGCGTCTGCGGTCGCGCAACGACCCCGATGGCGTGATCGTTGAGTACCAGGACCACCGCACGAACGAATGGACCGAGATCCCCTGCCCGATGCCCGGCGTCGAGTTGTCCGACATGGCCAACCCGATCCACAAGCGGCTGGAGGGAATCGTCGGCGCCAAGCACGCCGAGCGCGAGGGCCTGTACGAAGCGGCGGACCTCGCGTATCGGACGCGCGTGGCGTCCTGGACCACCGAAATGCAGGGCATGCTCCCGGCCTATATGTCGCCGATCGCGCTGGTGCCCGATCAGGTCGGCTACGCGCAGTCTGGTGACGTGGTCGAGTTCGACGGTTCTCTGGGCGTGGGACTCTCCGAGGTGCCCGACTGGGACGCCGGCGACCTGTACATCACGTTCATCAAGGACGACGGGCTGCTGACCGATCCGCAGCGCGTGACCCCGGGCCCGACGGAGTACGACGTGACGCTGTCGACCGCGCCTGGCTTCACCCTGGTAGTGGACGACGGCACGCGCGAGCGGCCGAAGTTCCTGCTCGGTCCGCTGCTCGGCTCGCGCGAGCTGGTGAAGGTGCAGGCCATCACCGATGGTGGCGACGCGGATGGCGCGCAGCTGTTCTCGCTGACCGGCGTGATCGATGACGAGCGCGTGCACACCGCCGACAACGCGCTGTTGCCGGGCCCGGGCGAGATCCAGGATCCGGTCGGGCTTCCGGACGAGGGCGGGCCTGATCCTGGCGTCACGCTCCTGGTGCCGAACATCCTTGATGTCTACGCGATCGCGTTCACGACTTCCGGCACAAGCGTCTCCAGTCTGGCCGCGGCGTACCGGCTCGGTGCCACTGGCCTGGTCCGCATCAACGAGGAATTCGCCGGCACTCCGAGCTACCGTTTCCCGTCTGGCGAATGGCTGCTCTATGGCGAGGCGGAACCGGCGGACTGCGCGCTGTTCGAAGTTCGCGCGACGCTGATCTCGTCCCCCGGCGGTGGCGGAGAGACGTTCACCGGTCCGATCGGAACATGGGAGCAGCTCGGCGTCGACATCGAGTGGCGCCTGGAGTACGGAGGCGGTGGAACCGCGCAGCGCGTCCTGTACGTCGAGATCCGTGAAATCGCCACCGGGCTGGTGCAGGACTTCGCCACCGTGGACCTCAACACTGCCATCTTCACTGAGGTCGGCGGGGCATAATCCGCCGCACCGCAACACCTGAGGCTGACCATGAACCTGCTCTCGCTGCTCATCGGTCTGGTGGTCGGCATGATGCTGTCGACCGGCTACTTCGCCTGGCGCCTGAAGAGCGACTGTGGCGTTTCGGCGCTCGACGCGCTGCGGCTGCTGTTCGGGTATCCGCTCAAGGGCGACCGGCCGCAGACCCTTGGAGGCGGCGGTGGTCCGTCCGAGCCACTCTAGCGTCGCGCTCGCGGCGTGCCTGCTCGGGATTTGCTGGGTGCGCCACTACGCGTGGGACCTGTTCCCTCCGGAGCTGCGCGGGCTGGCCAGCAAGGCCGGCGGTGGGCTCGCGCTGCTCGGGATGATCACCATCGTGGCTGCGCTGGCGCCGGCCCGGCCTGTGTTCCTGGTCGCCACCTGGTGGGCGATCGAGGAGCTGCAGGTGGTGCTCTGTTCGATCGCCTTCGCCGTGCGGCCATGGACCGTTCCCGTCGGGCAGTCAATCTGCAGCGCGCGGCTCGACCTTGATCTGGGTGCCATCGGTCTGGTGGCGCTTTTCTGGCTTTGCCTCTACCTCCATCGGAGCCTCTATGGCCGCACCCCCACCCGCTCCTGACGTCGACCTGTCGCTCTGGGCGGCCACGCTGACCGTCGCGGGGTTGCTCTGGGGCCCGCGCGCCGGTCAGTTTCTGGCGGCGTACGCGCTGATCCTGCTCGGGTGGTTCGCCGGGCTCCTGGTCGGGCTCTACCGCCGGGACATGGAGTCCAAGCTGCCGGCCTGGGTCTATGCGCTGATCACGCTGATCATCTGTGTCGGCGTCACGGTGCCGGCGTCGCAGTTCCTGGCGGCTCGCCTGGTCGACTACACGGACGCTTCGTTCACCGGGTTCCTGCTGCCGGTGGCGTTCCTGATCTCCGCCGCCCCGGACAAGTGGGCGGCGCTGGGTCGGAAGCTGTACGAGAAGTGGCAGGCACTCCAAGGTGGGGGGACCAAGCCATGAACGGCGGCGACGTATTGCTGATCCTGTTCCAGCTCATGCTCGGGAACCTGCCGATGGTCGCGGCCGACGCCATGCTGGTGGTCGGCTGCGTCATGATCGCGTGCCGCATCGAGAAGATGATGCGCGGGGTCACCGCGGTGCGGGTGTTCCTGCAGCACGCCGCGCTGGCGCTGGGCATGTTCAACGCGTTCCTACTGTCCTTCACCAAGTTCGCCGCGTGGGGCACCGCATCGGTCGCCGCCGGCGTACTGGTCTTTTTCCTGCTCAGTCTCTCACGCTGGCGCTACGCACCGCCGGTGGGCACAGAGCGCGCGCGGCCGCTCTCTCGGGAGCACATGAGGCACGCCGCCGGCGGCCGGAGGTCCGAGCCATGATGCAGCTGCCTGACCCGTCGCTCCCTTGGCCAATCTCGAAGGAGTCGCTGGCCATCCTGGCGGAATACGAACAGGGCCCGGGTGGCGGCTGCGCGCTGGTCGCCTACCGGTGTCCGGCTGGCATCTGGACCATCGGCTGGGGGGAAACCGACGGCGTCGCGCCTGGCGACCGCTGTACGAAGTTCCAGGCCGATCACTGGCTCCTGGACGATCTGCAGGAGCGCGTGCGCGCGATCAACGTGCTCTGCGAAGTGCCGCCGTCCCCGAACGAGGTAGGCGCCTTCGTGCTCCTGGCGTACAACATCGGACTCGAGGCGTTCAAGCGTTCGACCGTGCTGCGCCAGCACAACGCCGGCAACCGGCAGGCCGCGGCTCGCGCGTTCGGGCTGTTCAACAAGGCCCGCAATCCGCGCACCGGGCAGCTCGAGGTGCTCGACGGGCTGACCTCGAGGCGCGCGCGCGAGTCGGCGCTCTACCTGACCCCCGAGGCCGGGTTCGAACGGACGGCGCAGGCGGTGGAGGGTGAATCGAAGCTCACCAGCTCCCCGATCGCGCAGGGCTCCGTGGTCACGATCGCAGCCGGCGCCATAACCGCCGTGGGCGAGGTCGCTCCGCAGCTGGAGCAGGTCGGCACGGCGGCCAGCGGCCTCACGGCAGCCCTGGAGCCGGTCCGGGGTGCTCTGGTGTCCATCCGCGGCCTGGTCGGCTCTGTGGCCGAGTTCGTGGGGCTCCCGCCTGGCGCGCTGCTCGCGGTGGTCCTGGTCGGCGTGGGCTTCTGGATCCTCTCCAAGCGGCGCGAGCAGCGGCGCGAGGGCTGGTCGTGAAGCTGAAGCAGGTAGGCTACTCGGATCCGACCATCGCGCCGGCCTGGCGTCACTACTGCCCGGGCTGCAAGGGCATGCACGTGATCCCGACCGATCCGCGCGGGCAGGCGAACGGGCACAAGTGGACGTTCAACGGCGACCAGGAGCGGCCGACGTTCCACCCGTCTGTGCACCTGGTCGGGCTCTGCCACTACTTCATCGTGGAGGGCAAGATCCGCTACTGCGGTGATTGCCGGCACGAGCTGGCCGGGCAGACGGTCGACCTGCCGGAGCTCGAGTCGATCGGCGAGGAGGCGGAGTGGGACTGATCAAAGGCGCGCTGGGGCTGGCCAGCGGCGTCAGCTGGTGGGTCTGGGCGCTGGCGGCCGCCGTGCTCTGGGGCGGGTTCAACCGGCATGCGGCCAACTCCGAGCGCGCCAAGTTCCGGGAGGCCGAGGTCGCCGCGGCTGCTGCTCAGGCGGCCAGCGCGGCGGAGGCGAAGGCGGACACGGCGCGCCGCGAGGCGGAGAAGAAAGGGGCGATCGATGAAGCCAGGAAGTCTGCGGCGCGTGCTCGCGCTGCTCTGCTCGAGCAGCAGTCTGCTGCTGGCGAGCTGCGTGACCGTCTCGCCGTTCTCGAGGCCCGGGCCTGTGGCGGCGATCCCGGAGCTGGCGGAGGAGGCGAAGGAGCCACCGCGGCCCGCGAGCTGTCAGCCTACCTGCGCAGAAGGCTGGACGAAGCTGAAGCGGGAACTATCGAGTTTGCAGACGGTGCCGCCCGGGCCCGCGAAGTCTGCGAGCGGCAGTACCGCGCGCTGAAGTCGGCGCAGTGATCGGTTCAGCCTAACGTCCGATCCACCGGACGCTGCGCGCCGGTGATCTCCTGCTTAGGGCGCTTGCGTTTGCTCCACTCGCGCCGCTTCTTGGCGAGAATGGCATCACGGTTCTTTTCGTAGTACCGTTTTGACGCGGCGGCAATCCGTGAATTGAAGTCCAGCGCCTCGTCATCTCGGAAAAGCCACTTTGCTACGGCGCGCAGCGCATCGTCTGCTGCGTCCAGCCGTGGATCGAGCGCCTTCGCAAAGTCGTCATCAGGATCGATGGTCGCCAACAGTCCATCGCACTCGTTTCGCAGCTCGAGCAGGGCGGCCATGAGCCCTGCGATGACCTCGTCTGGAGGTAAGGGTGGCCGATGGTCAGGCCATCGCCGCGACCCCGAAGCGGCATAGCCTCGGGAATATGCTTTCTTCTCGTCTGCACTCATCGGCATTTTTGTTTCTCCACCAGCTTCATAACCACCGGATCTAGCAGACTGCCTACCGGCAGCCGCGCTCATCCGGACCGTTAGGCTTTCACCCAGCCCTGGATCTGGCCGCCAAGCCTGGCGGTCTGCCTGAGTTCCTCGATCAGCAGCTCCGCGTGCTCGAAGGACAGCGCGTAGATGTACGTCGAAAACTCTCCGTCGGCGGTCGAGTAGAGGACGTCGAACAGGCGCCACGTGCGGCCGTCGACCACCGTGGTGATCGGCAGCGGGATGGATCCTTCGTTCACGTCAGCTCCCTGCGCGCCGGCGCACGCGCACGCCGTCGACCCAACCGACCATCCAGGTCGATCCGTCGCGCGGGTCCATGAACATCCCGTCGTCGTCGTCGCGCTGGAACAGGGCCCCGGGCGCTTCGATCATCACCGGGATGCTCACCATCCTGCCCTCGACCGCGACGCGGCGGCGGCCGTAGGCGGTGCTGACGTCCGGCAGGGCCTCGAATGCGGCAATGGTCAGACCGGGCATGCTGGCTCCTGGTGCTCGAGCACGTGCAGCGCGCCGTCGACCGTCAGGCCGAGCTGCGCGCCGTCGGGCAGTTCCTCGCGCAGCTGCTCGACCTGCTGCCACCAGAAGTCCGCGCTGCTCTCCGCGGCCTGGAGGCGCTGCTCGAGGTCTTCGACCTGGGCGGCCAGGGCGGCGGCGTGCTCGCGCAGGTGCTCGAGCTCCCAGCGATCGAGACGGCGCTGGATCCGGCGCAGTTCGGGGCTCATCGTCCGAACCGGCAGCACCGGGCCACGATCGCGTGCCACTTCGGATCCGCGCTGCTCGGGGTGAAGCCGGCGCGGCGCTGCGTCTCGCGGCGGATCACCCGCAGGGGCCGCCGGGCTTCCGCTTCGGCGTGCTTGCGGGCGATGCGATCGCGGCGCGCCTGGCCGCGGCCGACGAGCGCGTGGCACTCGCCGGGCGCACCCCAGGCATCGACGTCCGTGTGGAGGTCGATCTCCGCGGCTTCCGCGCGCGCCAGGATGGTCAGGGCGCGACTGAGCTGGGTCTGGGCGCGCATGGTCAGGCCGCCTTGTGCTCGAGGCCCGGGGTGATCGGGAAGCGCTTCCCGACCGGGTACATGTCGACCGGCACCGGGCCCTCGTATCCGCCGTGCGGCAGGTGGCGCTGTGCCTCGAAAGCCTCGCGGCTGGTGGTGTGGTGGCTGAGGACCGTCGCGTGCGTGCCGGCAGCGTCGCTGGCGGTGGCGATCCAGGTGTAGCGGCGGGTGGCTTGCTGGGTGTTCATCGTGGGGCTCCTGGTGGTGGTGCTGGTGGGCCTGCTCAGGGGCAGGTGTAGAGGACGTCGAGGCCGGCGTTCGTGCCGAGGGCGATCGCGGCTTTCTTCGCTTCGCCGTAGAGACCGTTGAAGCAGAACACCACCTTGCCCTCGCGCGTCTCGAAAAGCCAGCTTCCGCGGCCCTTCGGCTGGCGCAGGTGGCTCAGGTAGAAGCGGCGGGTTTCGATCTCGCAGCGCTCCTGGCGCGGCGCGCGGGGGGTGCTGGTGCTGGTGGTGCTGGTGGCTTGCATGGTCGGGCTCCTGGGTGTCTCGTTGCGATGGCTCTACAATGCGCCATCACCGGCACATATGCAAGCGCAAGAGCGTGCACTTTCTCGCACGCTCTCCCCCTTGATCGGGTGGTGTCTCAGGCGGCCTCAGCCCGGAAGGTGATTCCGTGGAGGATGGTGCCGCGGTTCAGGTTCGAAGCGCAGCCCTGGGCGCCGCTCTCCGCCCACCCGATGAAAGCCTGGCGGCGGTCGGTGCTCACGAAGAGCTCGCCGGAGCGGCCGGTGTAGTACAGGGTCTGGCCGCGGCGGTCGGTGCCGGCGACGAGGTGCGTGCAGGCCGGGGTGGTGGTGAAGATGCTCATGCTGGGGCTCCTGGTGGTGGTCGGGTCAGAGGTAGTGGCCGAGGATGCAGGCGGCGGCTTCGTCGCTCATCCGGGTCAGGGCCCGGCCGAGGGTGTCGTAGACCGCTTCGTCTTCGCCGTCACCCAGGAGGCCGCCGTCGATCCAGACCCGGTATTCGCCGGGGCCGCTGGTCACGCAGATCGTGACCTTGTCATTGTTGGCGTTCCAGGCGTCGAGGCTGGCGATCAGGCGGGCTTTCGGGTTGCTCATGTTCGTGGCTCCTGGTGCGTTGTCGATGTCTTCACTATGCGACTGGACTCGCGTATATGCAAGCCAAGAAGCGTGAACGACTGCGCATCCCCCTGAACCAGGGGGTTCCACGTGGAACCGTCAGACCTGGATCTCGCGCAGCTCCTGGAGGCCGATGCCGAAGACCTGCCGCAGGTGGTCGATCAGGCGGATGGCCTCAGCCCGGTCGATCTCCACCGCGGCGGCCCTGTTCGGCATGCTCGGGTTCTCATCGGCGATCAGCGTCACGCGGCCGTCCGGGCGCTGCTCGCCGGCGAAGCCCTCCTGGGGCACACCGGTGCTGGCCAGCTTGCTCAGGGTCATGGCGCGGTGCGTCGGCGG